GCTTCAGGCGCTACTAAATTATCTAAAATGACACCTGATATTAAAGACAAATTTGATAGTGTAGTTGAAAAGGTAGAGTTACAAGTATCTAAAGGCATGGATCAGACAGAAGCATTTGCTATTGAAGTAGATAAATTATTCCCTGATGCGTTTGGTGGTGTTCCAATGCAGAAGATTATTACTAATAGCGGTGATTATGAAGGTCTAGGTGTTTCACAAGGAATTATAGATAACATTAAATTGCTTGATCCAACATACGCAAGACCAGCAAAACGTGTTGGTGATCTACGAATGATTAAAGAAGGAACGTATGATCCAAACAAAACTATACAAACGTATGGCAAACCTGAAGGTGATGCACCAATCTCACTTTATGATTATGTTAACCGTTATGTTGTATATGGTATGGGTGATACTAGTAATACAACAGGTGAAATATTAAATGTTAATGGTTTTCCATTAGCTACTCCAAACAAGAAAGAAGGTGGTACTAGTTTTGGTACTGATCCTGATAATAGAAAAAGAAATGCAATATGGGCATCAGCTAAAACACAATTATCTGCGCTACAAAACAAATTAAGAGAAGTACAAAATGCTTCTAGAAATACAGATGGTGGTGTATTGTTTGCTAACTGGCAGATGAAAGGTAGTGGTATAGACTTCAGTCATCAAATGGCTAATTCAATGTTACAAGCTGTTAAAGGTAACCTAGATAAGATAGACATGAAAGAACTTGATAGATTAATTAAAGAAACATCAACTAAAGTTGTTTCAACTGGGGAAGGTAAAAACAAAGTATCTAAAACTGTTAATATTAATCAAGACTGGAGAGGAGTTAATTCAAAAAATCCACTTAAAGGTTTAGATGGTGACGATAGAAAAGCTATTATAAAACTTATCGATGTTAATTTTAGAGAGGGAGTAGGCTCAAGAACAGATCATCGTTTAGCTAATAGTGATCCAAACCAACTGATTACAGAACCTACAAGTTTGCATATGTTGTACGAACCTGATCTATCAAAGTCTATAAAGAAATCACCACACAGCACCTATCCGTATGAAATGGAAGGTAAGCCTGAAGGTAGAATATTAGAACAAGTAAGCCATTTAGATTTAGCAGAAGTAATTAACAAAGGTGAAGGTAAAAACGCTGGAAAACGTATTACTGGTGACTCGTTACAATTGCCAGGTGGACATCATGGGTATAGGTCAATGAGTGGACAATTACCGGCTGTAAAACTGACTAAAGGAATTCTAGATGAAGCTGTTGAAGTAGGACGAAAAAGATTTGAAGCAAGACAAGGTTTACTACTATAACAATCAACACTATGATTAATAAATGATATACTTTACGCTAAATTAGGACTTTAATATGGCACTAACTAACTACACAGGTTTAAAAACAAGTATTGCAGACTTCCTAAATAGGGATGATCTTACTGCTGTTATACCTGATTTCATAGCATTAGCAGAGTCACAGATCAACAGAGACATTAGACATTGGAAGATGGAAGCTAGGACTAGTGGACAACAAAGTGCATTAGATGAATACATGCAGATACCAGCAGATTGGGTAGAGACAATACGATTACACCTAACAGGCACAGGTACGTCAGTAGTTAATCTTATATCACGTGATGCCATGGCAGATAAACGTGAAGCTAATAACAATACTTTAGGAACACCAACACATTACACACACGCTGATGGACAGTTCCAACTGTTTCCAACACCAAGTAATGACACAGATTTTGAGTTACTTTACATACAAAAGCTGTATGCTTTGAGTAGTAGTAACGCAGATAACTGGCTCTTACTAGAAGCGCCTGATGTATACCTCTATGGAGCGTTATTACATTCAGCACCGTATCTAGCAGATGACCAACGAGTTGCAGTATGGGCGCAATTATATGGCGCAGCAGTACAGCGTTTAAACCAAGTCTCTGAAGATGCTACGTTTAGCGGATCAGGGTTAACACTTAAAGTGAGGGGATTAGTATGAGTTTTACTAACTTTTTAGAAACAGAAATATTAGACCATGTTTTTGCTGGGGCAGCTTATACAGCACCTTCAACAAAATACATAGGATTATTTACAGCAGCGCCAGGTGAGACTGGTGGAGGTACAGAACTTTCAGGTAATGCTTATGCTAGAAGACCAGTGGTATTTGCTACTTCAGGTGCTACAACAAGTAACAACGCAGCAGTAGAATGGGCAACAGCTACAGGTTCATGGGGAACTATCACTCACGTTGGAGTCTTTGATGCAGCAACGTCAGGTAATTTAATGGCTTATGCAGCATTATCGGCTTCAAAAGCTATTGCTACTGGTGATGTGTTTCGTATTCCATCAGGTGACTTAGACATAACACTTAACTAACAGGGTAATATATGTCAGTTTATGGCAGTTATTATTATGGTAATTTAGCCTTTGGTACAGGCGAAGTTTTAGATGGTGCTGCTACTGTAAGTGTCAGCTCTACAACATCTGCACTTGCAAGAAGAGTACCGCAAGGTTCTGCATTAATAAACGGTACATCTGTTACCGAAGTAAACACTACTGCAAATGGTTCTAGAATACGAAATGTTTCTGCGACTGTATCGGCTACAGCAACTGTTGTGGGTGCTTCTAAAGTTATAAGAGATGGCGTAGCAGTTATACCAGCAAGTGCAACAACGACTACTAGCGCACTTGTAGTAAAAGATGGTACTATAACAATATCTCCAACTGCAACAGTAAGCGTAATTGTAGAAAAAATACATCAAGGCAGTATAGGGATACAACCTGAATGTTTAGTAACAGCAACTTGTAACAGAGTGCAAAGTACAAGTGGTTTAGTAAGTGCTACATCAGGTACTTTATCTATAGGCAGAGAGAAATGGGAAATTATTACTAACGATTCAGTAACATGGACTGATATTGCAAACGATTCAGTAACATGGACACAAATAGCAGCATGAGGATGATATGGCATTAATACCTTTAGACATACCACCGGGCATACATAGAAACGGAACAGATTTTGAGTCTTCTAACAGATGGCGTGATGCAAGTCTTATCAGATGGCAAGATGGATCACTAAGACCAATTGGTGGATGGACAACAAGAAAAGCAAGTGCATTTGCAGCACCACCACGAGCAATGATTACTTGGACAGACAATGGAAACGATGAAAAGTTAGCAAGTGGAACGTACAATAAACTTTATCATGTTAATGCTGGTAGTACAGTATTTGATATAACTCCTTCAAGTTTTACTGCTGGAGATATAAACGCTGCTGTAAATACTGGGTTTGGTGGTAGTTTTTATGGTTCTACCGCTTATGGTAGCGCGCCAGCTTATTCAGGAGTTTATGCTGAAGCCACAACATGGGCATTAGATACATGGGGGCAATATTTATTAGCGTGTTCTTCTAAAGATGGAAAAATTTACGAGTGGCGATTAAACACAAGTACAGTAGCAGCAGTAGTTACTAATGCGCCAACTTCAAATGTATCAATTTTAGTAACAGAGGAAAGGTTTGTGTTTGCGCTTGGCGCTGGTGGTAATCCACGTAAAGTTCAATGGTGTGACAAAGAAAACAACACAGTATGGTCACCATCAGCTACAAACGAGGCTGGTGATATGGAGTTACAGACTACTGGTCAGATAATGTGTGGAATTAGGATGCGAGGATCAACATTAATTCTTACGGATACTGATGCTCATGTAGCACAATACTCAGGTGCGCCATTTGTTTATGGATTTCAAAGGGTAGGTACTGCTTGTGGTATTGCATCAAGAAAGGCTTTAGTAGCTGTAGATGATGGAGCGTTTTGGATGGGTAAGAATGGATTTTTTACTTATGATGGTTCTACAGCAAAACCATTACCATGCGAAGCCTTAGATTATGTTTTTGATGATATTAATAGAGCGCAAATAAGCAAGGTATATGCAGTCCACAATTCACAGCATGGTGAGATATGGTGGTTTTATCCTAGTGCATCAAATCTTGAAAACAACAGATATATTTCTCTTGACTATAAAGAAGGTCATTGGAATGTGGGAGTTTTAGATAGAACTGCTGCTGTAGATCAAGGA